AGCCACGCATTTATGTTTTGGTTTATGATGCAAATTCCTACAATCTCCATGCCACCGGATGGGTCGTACGATAGCGGAAGGTCGATGTCCAACTGTTTGCTNGCCGTTGAAACATGNGTGATATGACAATTTCCGAAGAGTTCAACGCGTTTNCCGAGCACGTTCCANTGTAAGTTGCATGTGTTTGTTCCNGTGGTGTCGTTCGTGGTTATAGTGGATGAATATAATTCACTAAATCGAGCAGGTGAAATCAAATTACCTCCAAAACTTCCAAAGTATCGGATGCTGGCATGAATTTTGAAAATTCTCGGGAAAGAGTGCGTAAAAAAAGAGGGTGTTCTAATTTTCAAAACTTCGGGCTCGGTATCGTCAATAAAAGCGACCGCGTTTGTGGTGTATGCCCCGATACGATTTGTAATGGGATCATAATCCAACCCAATCACGATCGACGCGGGGATGTATTTAATGCGTGTGAAAGTGGCGGGAAATGGTAATTTGAATCGGATGATGAAATCATTGTCAGCGCGATTGACGATGGGTTGTAACTTCACGGTGAAACTCGTTTCCAAATCGACAATGTCATCCTCAAGTCGACCGGCGAAGCTCGAAGCGACCAATTCAATCAAATTGGAAGGTTGCAAGCTGTCCGGTGCGAAATGATACGCAATTTCACTTGCGATGTTGTAAATACTAAGATTGCGATTTTGTGCAATTTGAAAATCATTCTGAAGTTTGTTAAGTTGAACCTGAATATTAATGATATCTTTGGAAAGTTCTGTTTTCAGATCGAGGATGCTTTGTATCTCGGACTGTACGTCACGGTTGTTGATGAACAGTTTGTCTTGCACATGTATGTTACGGGATACGGTTAAATTAGAATAACGCGCATCATTGAAACGGTCCGTTCCGGATTCGAAAGTGTCAATCCGTGTCATTGCCGTATCTTGAATATCGGTCACGATAACATCTATCGCACCACGGGTGTCCGCATCTTCGTAGGTCGGATTCGTGAAGGCGACGGACGGGATCGATCTGGAACGGGATGTGGGTTTGGAAAGGTCGATACATAACACCCCATTTCGTTTTAAAAGAGTTACACATTCAGACCGGGTCATTCGGTTCAAGTTGATTTTTGAAACCCCCAATTTGCGAACGTGTTCACGGAGGTCTTTTGTTGGACATTCGGTTATGTTTGTGTACATATATACTTTACGACCAAATTTAAATTAGACGATAACACGAAGGCGGTACGAATGGTTTATACATGTTTCTTTCTAATTCGCTCGTCGTGAAATTTGAGAGACGTGCATCACAAACGTGTTGAATGTGAATCAAGTGATATGGTGGCAATTTGGGGACCGCGTAACGTATTTTGCTCGCCGTAAATAAACTAAATTCGATTTCAAGCTCGTTGGTGGGGTAGTGAATTGATAACAAGGAACTGGGACTCAATATGTCGCTTCGTAAACAAGTGGGTAGCAAATGATTCATCGTTCGAGGCAATATGCATATTAATTGAGCAATCGGAGATAACGGACCGTTTAATATGTCGACGTTGTACGTACGTGGCAAATAACGAAACTCGTTGAAATATCTTCCAAAATCAGAAAGCGTAGGTGCAACCGTGTGCGGGTATTTGTAAGACCAAGAAGCCACATGTCCATACTTGTAATATTCCCAACACCACAATAATGAGTCTAAATAATCAGAACAAAAAAACTTGATATTATTGATATCGGATGGACCAATAAATAAAATTTGATAATACATCGGTTTCCAAACATGCGGAGGTTTTCTGAAATCGATATATTCAAATATACTACAATATTGATCATGCAATGGATGGTGGGTATTAATTAAATACTCGTCATGATACATTTGTATTTGTGTTTCATGACCAATGGGTTTTGATTTCCCATACAATTTCCGTTGTAATAATTTGTTATATTTCTTTCGTAGTCCTACATTCTCCAGTTTGGATAGTTCATTTATGAAGTGTATCAAATTATCCCAAATAATTGATGCATCTCGCGCGTTGATGATAGGTACACCACATGTCACGTACGTGCGAATTAAGTATTTCCAACCCTGGTCTCTTATTCTCAAAAACTCGATGGAAGGTGCCACATCATTCCCACATAACATGAAAATAAAAACAAGGTCGTTTGATATTTGTATTTTATCATACATATATTTTTCATACAATTTGTTGTCCATCAACCATTGAACAATCGCATCTCCGATATTCACCACGTCATGGTCCATGTCATTGCAAAAAAAAACATCCGTAATCGCATTCGACAAACACATCATGGTTTTTTTGTCATCCATTCCGTAAATGCATATTTTATGATTTTCATGCATATTCCCGCGCACATGTTGCAAAATTTTGATGGCACCTTCACCAACTTCGTCACTCGCAGATATGATAACGTTGCGATTTTGAAACACATTCAAGTTTATCATGCTATGCAATCGGTTTACTATTTTTTGCATGAAGGATGTCCCTCCTACAAACGCGTGCATATACTCACCCCCTATGTTTCCACGATATAGTGGGTCGTTTTGTTGTTTTATGCACGTTTCTTGATACGTGTCGTACACGTTTTTGTACAATCCCTCACGCATTTTACACAAATTGACGTTTGGTACCGGCCCATCCATCGAAATGACGACCGAAGAGGTTGGTTTGATTGTTTTGTTAATTAGGGTGAGAGTGTACTTGAGGGTATCACATATTATAACTTCATCCATTTCTTCTTTTTTCTTGTTTTCAAATACACATCGTGAAAACACGAGACGTAATAAAAAATTGAAATCGATGTACAACGTGTGAATGGGTGTCGAACAATCGATGGGTGCGCAACTCGGATGGCATGTTAAAAGGTCAAAAAAAGTACAAACCTGCATGAAGGTCTCGAATTCGTTAGGTTACAAGTTGGATATAATCTTAATTCGATTTATATGCTTTTAATCTTGATGTCGGTTGTTTTTTTCATTTTGAAATTAGACAATTGGTACACACATATAAAGCAAATATCCACACAATTGAAGTTGTGTGGTCCTTTTGACCCGATATCCGATTCCATAAAATCACGCGTGAAATCAGCGTTCCATAAATGTTGAGGACGGTTATGAATATAATTGTATTCAATGTTCGGAAAGAGATTCGCTTTTGTGCGAGAGTGTTGTTTAATAAATTTTTTTTGTTTTTTGGTTTCGAGTGGAGGATTCGTGTTGTCCAAAAACCATACAATATCAAAATCAATCACACAAATGGTATTGTCATTTTTAATGCAAATATTTTTGGGTAAAAGGTCTAAATGAAGCAGTTTACTACGTACAAAGTTGTTGAATATGCATCGCAACTGATCCTCATGATCCGGGATGTTGGTCACTTGTTTTCCACAATGTTTTAGTGAAAATCCACATGCAGTGTAGACCACCCGCTTGCCAAACCAATCATGATAAATACGAACAATTTGTGGAAAGTGTTTTCTTGGTTTCTGACAGGTACACACGTATTGTTGTTCCAACCGAATGGCCGCGTGCACTTCCAATGCATTGTATGGTTTATTAAACCCGATATTTATATGTCCATGTTGATTGAAGTAAACACACGGGAAAATGGTTTTATTCAAAGTCATTATGACAAACAACAACAAGCCGAGTATAAGAAGGTAATTTTCAAACATGATATGCACTATTACAATAAGTAACATAAAAAAAACGAAGGGTCAACTCTAATAGGGGACGGATTATTACATGTAAACGACAAATGAAGCGACCGCCCCGACAAGATTTGTTAAGATTTATATTTTTTTAAGCTTGATATCGGTTGTTTTTTCATTTTGTAATCGATTGTTCAACGCAAGCACGTGATGTTCTTTCATTTTTTCAATTTCGTTGCATTTATGAGTTTCATATTGGATGCAACTCACACAATATTCCTGAACACAAAACTTACATTTAAAACTCAAATGAGTTCTTTTTTTACAAAAAAAACACTTCATTCTTCTTGATGTAAGAGACGATGTATGTACAACGTATCTTGTTTTAATCTACCTATTCGATACGCTCTTCCTATAAGTTGATTTTCTAGCTCAGTAGACATTTTTTGAAAAAATATGATGTCCGTCGTTTTCAACAAATTTAACCCACACCCATATAGCTCGACATTCACAAAAAGTACGTTGTTCCCGTTTTGTTCAAACCATTCGAGGGTTTTCAAGATGGTTTGGTTGTTACCATTCAATATTTTATACGCGGAAACCAATTGAGATAAGATGGGGGCAATGCTCGCATCGCGTTTATAAAAAACAACAATCTTTTTATCTGTAACGTTGTTGAACAACATGTTTCGTAGTATATCGGATTTGTACATGTGCACATTGTTCGTCGTTTTAACGATATTATGGGTTGTTAATTTACTTCTACACAATGGACATGTGGTCATTCCGTTTTTCAATATTTCGACTTCGCAAATGTCGCAAAAAACATTCAAACAACATGTGTGAATGATAAAGTTGGTTTTCGAGCTCTCATAGCAAATGGGGCATATGTGTTGAATATCATCGATGTCAACTGAACCAATCAGGACTCTAATTTTTTCAATTTTTTTATCAACTTCCTTGATATTTGCGTACACTTTATTCAATCGATTTCGTTTGAGTTGCTCTTCGGTGTCATCTTCATATTCAAGTTGTTGTAAGTATGTCATTTTCTTTTCCAAATTAATCTTTTTGACTTTCAAGTTTCTAGAAACAAATGAGATTATATTTTCCTTACAATCAACCGGGAATCCGAGTAATTGCAAAGCGTACTCCAAGTCGTTTCCGTGCAATATATCAACCACTTTGTCGGGAACTATATCATGCAATATTTTGAGATAATAGGGGGTTTGACAAACAATGACATTTTTATGAATTGGTGCTAATTCAAAAAATGAATTAATATATTCATCGCTCATTTTTACGATAATACATTCGAGAACTTTACGGTCATCCACTTGCTCCAAACATTTGAACACATTCTTAATGTATCCAGTTTTATTGATGCCAGTGGTAACCATTCTAGTAATCACAGAGTTTTCGATTTTCCAATAATATCCATCGCAAAATAGCAAATTATTCAATGACGAGGTTACAAACCAAACAAACCTTGATATCGGTTGCGAACACGCGGATATGTTGATGGAGTCCGCTTCGTCGAAGATGACACGACTCCAATACAACGGACATGATTTCATGAATATGTTATAATGTGTGGCACTACACAGAACAATGTCAAAGTCTTTGATAACTTTCCAATCGATGGGAAACATCCCCTTTCGTACGATTGTAAACGAAAAGTTGGTGAAGTTTTGTATGTATGACGTCCATATCGGTTTCACGATATGGTTTGGTACCACTATCAAATTTTTTGCGCATATTGGTGTGAATGTCCGATTATTCGTGATGTATCCGATATTTTCATACATTCTATCGATGTGATGTGTTTGATTCAACATCATGGTATGTGCAATCATTCCTAGCACACATAGCGACTTCCCGCTACCCACACGATTTGCCAACACACCCATTTCGGTAGTGAGGGTCGTTTCCGTGCTAACCATCGAAGCATTCGTTTCCAATTCGATCATTTTTTGTATCGTCTGCAATTGATACAAATGTAAGTCGACATTGAGGATGCGTTCCGGCTGCTTAATGCAGTGATAATCCATGCACACTGTACCTTTATTATTAATTTCACATTTAGACTCGATGCTAACCATCGATGATTGTATTTAATGAAAAATATATATTTAAACCATTTATCGTTTTTAAGAAGACAACCATCCATATTTAGATTTTAATTGACGCATATACCCATTCACATTGTCGGGATTATAAAACCATTGCTTCCATTTATTGAAAAAAATTCGTAAACGCAATTTACATGCGTAACGATGCACGTGAAGTTGCGTTATTGGCGTGCATCGTTGAGAATATTTTTGCACGTTGCACGGTGTTATCGTGTAAAAATGATTTTTGATCTGAGACATGACTAAAATTCGACACTGATTTTCAAACACACATTCGACGACATCCACAATGGGAAACCATAACATGGTGGCGTTGTCGAATTCGTATCGATTTTCCATAATGGCGGACACATGCGTGTCCACATATCGTACGACACATTCGTAACGGATGACATCATTGGTCATCACATAGCACAATTCGAGTTCGTCGAAAATGAAATAGCTGTCTATTTGAAACCCGTAAATTGGAAAACGCATGCGTGCAGTCGAAAACATGGGCCATGTTTTTCGTAATGCAAAAGCGTCGTGTAAAACAAAGAATTGCATCTAAATGTGTACCACATATACACCACCTTCCTTTTTATATGCCATTATACGATCGATTTTTCTATTTTGTAGAAATCGATCACCTTTATTTTAATAATTTTGCTCCGAAAAGTTGAACACGTTCGATGCGAACATCGACAATGGCAAATTTGATGACACTCTTTTTTACGTCGATTTATCACAAACGAGATCGTATTTGATTTGTGATGGTCGTTAATGTTGGAACACCATCGTATGTTTGTGTTCAAAATCACCACATTTTCATTCAACAAAATAATTTTCGATGGCACAATATGTGAATATTGAGTGTTTATCAGCGAAAAATCGAATGCCTCGTTCGTTTGACAATTCGTATGTACTCGTGCGGTTTTAAGGGTCCGTTGTGGTTTAAACAACGTGGCTTTCATCGGATCGTGATGAATGCTTGCACTGTACAAATCCCGCATGCAAAGCATTGAATGTTTGTCGATTGGCACATAGATTGGACTTTTCCCATATCCTTTCTTTGAACCAACCATCCGTAGTCCGGTATGATACACGGATGTATCTATAGATTGTCGCACGTTGACATTGAATAAACCCATTTCCGCACACTTTAGCTTCGCTTGAATGGGAGTTTCAATTATATATTCACGAAAAATCACATGAAAGTTACGGGCGTTTTCCGAATTCACATAAATTTCGAACGCCCCAATGTTTAAACTATTGCAAATTGTTTGTAACGTTGCATTGGTAACGTTACAAGAGTCCAAATCTACGAAAAAACGACTCGGGTACAAAACGCGCTCAATTAAAAACAAGTCATGGGCGCATGAAGCATACAATGCAAAGAATAGGGTGACATCATCTGGTGTTCGGATATTGTATTTTCCACCTACGAGACTCAAATGAGTTGCGTGGGTGGAATCTGTCACTGCATGACTCAAGAGAAACGCATTCATTTCATTACCTATTTGTCGCGTTCGTCTTTAAGTGTAGGGTTACATGGTACTCTCCTTTTTTTAAGTTACTTTATATTATAATGATTGGAGTCACGAGTTTAAAAGCTCAACAAATCGCCGAGCCATATCGGTTTGTACAAACTCATAAACCATCCTTGGTCAACATCGGGACCCTTGTGGACCGTGTCGCTTGTTGGGTCGTGAACGAAACCCAGCTCGAACTGGATTACAACCGTAATAGTTTTATTATTGAACATCTGTCGTGTCAACGATGCACAATGGTGTGCAGAATTTACGCCAAAAACAACACGGGTTCAGGTCTAGAAATACACGTTGAAAACCAAAACGCTTCCACCACCGACTTTCATTATTCCGACAACATGTATTCTTGCACGATACAATTGTATACGTTGACGACAAACACGCAATACAATGTATATTATTCCATCAAAGAAAATGAAAATGTTGTTTTGAAATATATTCCAATGGTAAAGTTTAAGACCAAACGGCGCACATTCGAAATAGTGGAATGGCAGAGGGCGATAACGAACGGGACCTATTCGATCACGATCCAAACGAACGACGATGTTTTTGATAATCAATTCGAAGCGGTTCGTTTTGATCAAAAGAACATAACCGTAACTGACTCCAAAATTACAAAACTCTCCCAATATATGTTTTTGATACAATGCGAGGTGACCGACCTGTGTCATAATAGTCTCATAACTCCAACCGTAGAATTCACCGAAAGTTCATCGGACCCCACTCGCTCCACTTTCAGATTTGATGATGTTGTGCAAATGTGCAAGACAACCATAACCATGTCTGATTTCAAATACATAGCAGCGCTAAATCACATCACGATATTGTTCGACAACAATATGCACACAAAACATATTTTCGTGAATTCGTACGAACGGTTCGATTTGAAAAGCCCTGATGGACGGGAATATGTGGTGGACGATTTGAATGAGAACACGGTCTACACAATCGAAGTTTACGAGACGGACGCGTTAGGAAATCAAAGTCAACACATCCGTAAACATCTATCCACATTGGAACGTATCATTCATAATTGCGTTTGCATCACTAATCATCCGACGAAATTAACGAATGGACACCAAATAAAAAATATTTATTTTCGCTCTAATTTTGAAATTCAAAAAATGACCATCGTTCTAAAATCATCACATCCATATGACTATTTCAGATGGGAAAACGTGCATTTTTCTGTCGACAAAAAAAGTGCTATCTATACGTATCATGTATACGATGTTCTCGATTTATATGAAATTGACAATGATATCAACACTTTGGAACTGTTTGTTGAAACACCAACGATTGTCAAAAGTTTGAAAAGACATTTCTTTTATGAAAAATTACCCTCACAACCGTGCGGGGAACTCGTGATGATACCGAAAAGTGTGCACTCGGAGCATGTTGACGTCCAAATCATTCGATATGACGATACATTGAATTTGGCATTAGATTACACTTACAATATCGGTTGCCGGGTCGATATCCTTAACCCAACAAATGACATCTTTCACAAAAAAGTGACTAGTTCATTTCAAACCGTCGCAATTACAAACCTCCTTCCAGATACCCCCTATCAACTTTGCTATGAAGTTATCCACGTTCGCATGCCTTCGAAATACATGCAGGAGTCCTTCAGATTTACGACCAAACCGCATGATGATTATGTGCTGTTTTATATGCGAAAAAACGGGTTTTTTAAGTATCCACTTTCCGTTGCATATTGCGGTGTCAATGGTAAACATACGAACAAAACAATCAGTGGAAAGCACCAATTACCATATTATCAAGAGGTCGCGTATGTCAAACGTGGGTCCACCATTATGATATCGCATACACGAGAAGTGGTACACGTCCCGCTGAAATCACATCTGAATCATTATATGTTACAATTCAACGAGGGGGAGACGTCAACGCAATTTTCATATCGGTTTTATGGATTCAGTTATGATGCCAAATCTAGCGTTTGGATTCAAAAGAATACCGTTATTCAAAAACAAAATATTATGTACACCTAAATCATAATGGACTCGTTGAATGGCTTTCAATCGGGAATATGGGGACCTGCTGCATGGTTGTTTTTGCATTGTATTACATTGAATTACGAACCCTCAAAACACAATAAAGATGCCTTTTTTCAGTTTTTCAAAAACGTGCAATTTGTGTTACCGTGCGGCACGTGCAGGGATAATTATGTGACGGTCATACAATCGGATTGTTTGAAGCTTACCGTTGATGTGTTCAAGAGTCGAGAATCGTTGTCGAAATGGTTGTTCCATGTACACAATCATATCAACATTAAAACAAAAAAAAAATTGCGATTCGAGAACAATCTCAAGGGGTATAAAGAGATGAGGCAATTTTACGAACAATTTCGAGCCAAATGCAGTGTGGGGAAAAACGAAATTGGATGCACAAAGGCGATGCACAAAGGTAAAAAAATGAGATGTGTGTTGGTGTTAAAACCGGGTCGGAGTAAGTGCAAGTCGTTGCGTATGAAAAAATCAAAGTGACATATCTGCATGTATACTGGGCTGATAATGATAATCCGTCAGTTTGAATTCATCGACGTTCAGGTTATCAATGGATAACAACGGACCCACATGTATCGTTGGAAAATTGTGCATTTGAGCGCGCGATAGTTGCTCTTCGACGGCCGTTACATGGTTCGAATACACATGGTAGTCCCCAAAATTAATAACCAATCGGTCCGGTTTCAAATTTGTTAAATTGGCGATGATATACGTGAGGAGCGCATAACTCGCGATATTGAACGGAACCCCTAGAAACATGTCCGCCGAACGTTGGTACATAACACACGATAGATGCTTCGTTGTGGACACATAAAATTGACACATGATGTGACAGGGCGGTAATGCCATTTGTGGGATATCGTTTCGATTCCAGGCACTTAATATGTGTCTCCTGTCAAATGGATTGTCCTTTATGTTCCGAATCAAGTCGAGTAATTGGTCGCCGTTCCAGTTCCTCCATTGATATCCATATATCGGCCCAAGTTCACCTTGAGAACGTTCACTAAAACCGAGCCGTTTTAAATTATCGAGTGAACCGTTCTTGTCCCAAATGGTAACATTCTTTTCAGAAAGTTCATTCGAGTTGGTCGACCCACGAATAAACCACAATAACTCCTCGACAACCCCCCTAAAAAACAGTCGTTTGGTCGTCAACACGGGAATGGCGTTGTTGCGTAACGAGAATTGTAGACAACTTCCAAACAACGACATTGTGCCCGTCCGTGTGCGGTCTTGTCGAACATTTCCAAGGTTCAATACGGATCGCATCAACTCCAAGTACTTATTTTCCTCCGACACGACATCATATAAGGTGAAACTGCTGGAAACGTCATTACAACATTTGAGGCATCGATATGCCAATATATTATGTACAGCGGCGCTTGTGATGGTCCTCGGAATCAACAGTTTCACAACTTTAAAATCCGCAACAAGTTTTAAAAACTCATCGTCATCCTCATACATTTTATAGGGCNTGAATTCATCCAAATCGTACGGATATGATGACGAAATCAACGTTGTCATTAGCTATTATGATTATANCAGAGAGTAATCTCTAAATCCATTACATCCAATCTAATATGTGTTCATCTATTATATAATTAAATCATGGACGATTCTCTAAATTTTTTTGAATTTATCGGGGCGTTGTTTCAGGGGGAGGACCATTACATTCGTGAATCCGTTTTCATTTTTGGACACATGGCCGGTTTTTTTATCGCCATGAAGAAAAGAAACGCATCCACCTCAAATTGTTTAATTTACATTATTTTGTTATCCTTTTTGGGTTATTTATTGGCTCATAAAACTTGGTAATTTTCGAGCACTCGGGTCCAAAACATCCGTCCATTTGGGTCGCCATATCGATAAATGCGATACCAAGTTACCGAACTTATTACCGAACAAATCAATAAAAATGGACCGGTACCATGTCTCTTCTTTAGACGTGGGTTGGTTTGGTAACGTGGATGGAACTGGAGTCAATGTGGTTAATGTGTCCGAATGATTTTTCAAATGGTCAACCCATGAGAACCCCACCGCGTCGCTCATTCCATTTTTTTGGCGATACAAAATATCACGAGGTAAATAGTCTACAAACGAATCACGTAACAGTTTTTTTTCGATGGTTCCGTCATTACATGTCTTCATTATGGGAGGGATATTACAAACATACTCGATGAGTTTCTTGTCGAAAAATGGCACACGCAATTCTAACCCATTTCCCGACACACATCGATCTGCACGTAACACATCGAATTGATGTACATTTTTAAGAAGTGAAATGGTTTCGTATTGAAATTCGTCCACTGTGGGTGCGTTATGGAAATATAAATATCCACCGAATAACTCGTCCGCTCCTTCCCCGGACAAAATGACTTTGTGTCGATTCAACATGGCTACGTGTTTCGATAGCAAAAACATGGGTACCGACGCACGTATCGTGGTACAATCGTAAGACTCTAAATGATAAATAACGTTTGAGATTTCTTCAATAGCTTGCGACACATCAAATTCAAGAACGATATGCTCCGCTCCAATGTGTTCAGCGACTTTCGTCGCCGCGATCAAATCGGGGGAGGAGGCCCCTTTTGTACCCACCGAATAACATGTGATTCTTTTTGGTGCCATAACCTTCGCCCCGATCGCTGCAATGATAGACGAGTCTAACCCGCCTGATAAAAAGAACGCCACCGGTTGGTCGCTTGTCGTGATTCGCTTTTCAACCGCCTTATATAAAAGAGTATGTATGTGGTTGGTATATTTACGTATCAACTGTTCAAACGATTGCATATCTCCGCTTTGGTTGATAACTTCGATAACATTATCAAGGGGAACATGCAACGGGTACGTTAACGGATTATAATTTATCTTTTCAATTATCGAATTGTCATGTGTGTTCAAAATCCACACATGACCCGGTGGAAATTGTTCAATATGCAATTCGGATTTACATTCCATCTCTTTGAAAGCTTTCGCTTCGGAGGCGAAACCGATAATTTCTGAACCATGCTTCGCAACGAATAACGGACGCACCCCGATAGGGTCCCTACATACGACAACATATTTCGGATTCGCAAAGACGAAGGCAAAGTCTCCATCCAAGGTTTTGCACATCGATGTCAAACGTAACACAATGTCGTTAACGATATTTGACTTTACAATTTTAAGTATGGTCCGAAACACCGGCTCGCAATCCGAACGGGATTCGCATGCGATTTGATACATACATTCGATATTGGTTGAATTGTATATTTCACCATTACACACGAAAATCGAATTCGTTGTTTCATCCGTGAATGGCTGACTACCGTTGTTAACATCGTTTATCGCCAATCTATCAAAGGTGAACGTCATGCGATTGTGGTCGACGGATACGTGTTCGTCGGGCCCACGGTACCGAATGTAACTGTTAATACTTGTTTTACTGGGTTGTTTCTTAAGTACAGAAATTCCACACATGTTCGCCGAGCTTACTATTTATTATTCAATATTTTTTATAAATTGAAACACGTTTTGACACGATGTGATGTTTGTCGCAAACACATTGCCAAATTTGGCACAAAACAAACAATTCGGAACCATCGTCCGTGTAGGAGGATGTGTATGTGTCATATATTTGTCCATATCGATCCTCTTTTGGAGTTCATTTTCATACTTGTGCAAAAAAATAGAGATTCCATTGAAATCCATATTTGTTTATACATAATCTACGGGTTTGCTTTAAGTAAAAGAATATGCATCCTTCTTATTGGAACAATTTGTGGTTTATCTCGTGATTGTGTGGGTTTCTGCACACTCTTCGTTAANTAATATGGTTTTAATATGGTATATGAAACTCTCTAAACCAACCATTCAAAATAGAGACAAAGATCACATCGTGGATGCGGTGTTGTACAGCACGCTATTTTATTTACTCTCTCATCCATCCACATACACGGCGACGCAATCCATTCTTAAGAATTGGATAACGGACCGAACTATTTTACATTCAATTGTTTTTGGCGTGATTTACATCATGATTCAAATATTAACAAAGCGAATGTGAGTTTAAGTAAAACAAAAAATACATGATTCTATTTCAGTATGGACCTCAACTTCAAATCAACTAACGTGAAAGACTTGAAGAATATAGCCATCGACTTTCATGAATACATAAAGACAAACCAAGATGCGTCGTCTAAAGATATCTATTTACACAATCTCGTATCGAATATTATTCAAAAACATCGGAAATTGCCCACAAACATCGGATATGAATACAAATCGACCAACATTAAAGGCAAATGCGAAATATGCTCGAAACACATGAACAAAAACACGGTGATAAAACGACTACCATGCACCCATGAGTTTCATCGGAAGTGTATCGATAATTGGCTTATATCGAACGATTTAAAATGTCAGATTTGTCATAAGTCATGTTTATCTTCAAATATTTAAAAAAACATTCCATCATTATATATATATACAAGTGGATTTCCATATGTACAAGTTGAAACGAAACGAGCTAAACTTGTTATCTACTCACCTCGATATAGACTTCAAACTAATCAAAACAA